ACTTTGCTGTCACTGTGTTGGCTGACAATGCAGATGCAGAGGTAGCACGTCTTGTACCTACTGCTGACGCTGACTATGTGGTGCAACGTAATGAAGCAGCATTACTAGTAGCAGGTATCGAAGACAACGATAAGAGCTTGCTTACAGGCCCGACAGGTAGCGGTAAGTCATCGCTAGTTAAGTATGTGTGTGCTAAGCTTAACCGCCCATTCATTCGTATCAATATGTCAGGTGACATTGAGAGTGCGTCATTGTTCGGTATGCTCACTGCTAGTGTGGGTGTAGGTACTGAGTGGAAAGATGGTGCTATCACTGAAGCATGTAAGTATGGTGCTGTATGCCTTGTAGATGAGTGGGAACTGATGCCTCCTCAGATTGCTATGGGTATGCAAAACTTGTTAGAAGATGGTGGTTATCTCTATCTCAAAGAGAAGCCCGGTACGTCTGCTGATCGTACCATCGTACCTGATGCACACTTCCGACTGGTGTTTGCAGGTAACACTGTTGGACAAGGTGACACTACAGGTGCGTTCTCTGGTGTAGGTATCCAAAACAGTGCAACTATCGACCGATTCACTAACTCTATACGCCTTGCATACCTAGACGCTAAGCACGAGATAGCCATCATTACTAGTAAGAGTAACATTGCTAAAGATGTTGCTACTAAGATGGTTCGTGTTGCAGGTCTTGTGCGTAATGCGTATGACACAGGTAAGATTGGTCTTACTATGTCACCACGTACCCTGATTAATTGGGGTCGTAAGTGCCAACGCTACGATGCTAAGTATGCATTGCAGGTTGCATTCACTGAGAAGCTTACCCCTGATGATGTAAAATCTGTGCAAGAATTCTACGTCAAAGTATTTGGTGAGTGATGAAACAATAGGAGATATACATGAAAGCAATTAACGTACTTTGGAAACCTGACGAAGATGAAACAATTATTAAATTCAGTGCTGAGTTTAATGATCTGAATGAGACAGCACAAATAGACATTCTCCAAGATGCAGCAGCGGAGTTGTTTGCTAAATCACAAGAAATATTAACAGCATTCTACAGACAAGATGGTCTGTCATCATTAGTTAAGGAGTAGTTATGGCTGATATTACAATGTGTGCAGGTGCAGATGAGAAACGTAATTTAATTTGTCCTATGCGAGACAATTGTTATAGGTTTACAGCCAAATCAAATGAGTATAGACAAGCATACTTTACTGTAGTACCTTACGAAGACCCTGAGTGTGCAGAGTTTTGGGATAATAAAGGGAGAAATGAATGACAACACTGTACGGACAAGAAGCATTGAATGAGCTTACTAGTAATGCACCTGACTACGAAGACATTGACGAAGGACATTCTGCTAAATACAATCATGCTACTTGTCCTATGGGTGTGGACACACGTAAACGATTCGGAGTTAAGCATGTAGACGACGCATATCTGTGGCACTGTTTTAATTGTGGTGATAGTGGTTATTATAGAACACGTGAGACAGTTAGCAGAATAAAGTTAATGACGGGCACTGCTGTACAACCTGATTCATTGCGGAATTTAAGTGTGAAGTTTAAGCATTTTTCACAGAAAGACTTGCATAAATTTAATGTTATGGGTCAGTTATGGTTAGGTGGTTATGGCTTTACACATGAGATGGTAGAAGAATATAATATTCGTGAGATAGATGATGGTATTGTATTACCCTTTGGTGGCTACACAGAAATTAATCGTGGTTATCAATTGCGTAGGTATGATAAGAAACCTAAATATATTACTAGTGTACCTAGAAGTATGAGCAAGTCACATTACATTAGGAGTACTGATACACGTATTGGTAGTATATTAGTAATTGTAGAAGATTTATTGAGTGCTTATAAGTTACACTACGCAGGTTATTCTACGTTATGTTTGTTAGGTACTAAACTTGATAAGGGTATACTGCCTGAGATACTACTTGACAACCACAGTAGAGTTGTGTTATGGTTAGACGACGATGCAGCGGGGCATTTAGGTGCTATGAAATTGTTTAAAGAACTGAGTCCAGTATTTAAATACATTACTAGTATCAACATGCTTCAACCAAAAGAAATAGCTTTACGTAGTCTACAAGAAATGGAACTATAATGTCATATGATATTGATTTACTAACAGTAGTTAGTGAGAAAGATACGTATAATAGATTTAAAGAACATGTAAAGAAACACAATGTATCATCTATTACATTAGATTTATTTAATGTATTAGGTGAATATTGGGACAACTACCCTACTAGAACTAAGGTAGATGTAAATGAGTTTCATACATTCTTTAACATTGTACGTGGTAAGAAGCTAAAAGACCCTGCATTATACGAAGCAGCATTTGATTGGTGGAAGGAATGTTTAGCAGATGAACCTCCCATTGTAAAAGATATATTGGCTAAGTTGATTGAGGTTGATTATGCCACACGTATCTATGATGTATGCATGAAGATCGGCACTGGTACTGGTGGTGAACTTACGTCCATCGAACCATTGCTCAACGATTACAAGAAAGAGATAGGTGCAAGTGTTGAAAAATCTGATGTGTTCGTTAGTCCTAGCCTATCTTATCTATCTAAGGTTGTTGCTACAGGCGGTCTTGATTGGAGACTTAAAGAGTTGAACGTAGCACTAGGCCCATTACGTAAGGGTGACTTCATTATTGTTGCGGCTAGACCTGAGAGTGGTAAGACTACATTCGTAGCTAGTGAAGCAAGCTTTATGATGAATCAATTACAACCTGATGAGCATGTTATATGGATTAACAATGAGGAATCAAGTACAAAGGTTATGATGCGTGTGATACAGGCATTCAATGGTGTTACTACTGGTGACTTGTTAGCTAACCCTAGTGTGTATGAGACAGAGTTTACTAGTAACGGTGGTGAACGATTCTTAGTGTTAGATGATGATAGCGGTATCAAGAGTGTTAATAAAATTAGCACGTTGTTTGCAGAGTTTAAACCGGGTCTTATTATTTTCGATCAACTTGATAAGGTACATGGGTTTAGTAACGAGTCACGTGATGACTTACGCATTGGTAAGCTGTATGAGTGGGCACGAGACTTGGCTAAAGAATATTGCCCTGTCATTGCTATATCTCAAGTAGATGGTACGGGTGAGGGTGAGAAGTGGATTCAAATGAATCAACTACGTGGTAGTAAGACTGACAAAATTGGAGAAGCAGATGCAATCATTACCATCGGTAAGAGTAACGAACCAGCAATGGATTTACAACGTTTTATTCACGTCCCTAAGAACAAACTATTCGGAGGTAAAGACACGTTAGAAGCACATAGACATGGGTGTTTTGAGGTAGAGATTGAACCATCAAAGGCGAGGTATAAATCAAAATGGGCAACACGTTAGTACTTGATTTAGAAACTACAATGGATTGTCCAGTTGGTAACAACAAGGCTAACCCTATGTGGATAGGCAATAAAATTATTGCCGCTGGTCTTATGTATGCAGGTTCGCATCGTGTAACTACCCATTACTCTAAAACAGGTGTGGGCGCAGATATTATATTAGAAGAAATAGATAAGTCATCATTAGTAGTTGGTCATAACATTAAGTTTGACTTACTATATATCTATCGTCTTACTAGTAACATTCTGCCACGCATATGGGATACACAACTTGCAGCATACATTCTATCAGGACAGAGACATTTATATGCAAGTCTTGATGAGTTAACTGATGAGTATGTTGGAAAACATGCACTGAAGGACGATAAGATTAAGGAGTATTGGAAAGCAGGTGTACGCACAGAAGATATACCGACAACAGAGCTTGAGGGCTATCTACGTAATGATGTTAGTAACACAGAAGTTATCTTTAAGAAGCAGTGGTTAGAAGCAGAAGAACTAGGTCTGATACCCTTAATGATGGTACAGATGGATGCATTACGTGCAACCATTGAGATGAATCGTAATGGTATGTATGTAGATTGGGACTACGTAAGTAAGGCATGTGTTAAGTATGGTGACATAATCAGAGGTACAGCAGAGACAATTAGACTTCTTGTGGGTGATGTTGACTACATGAGTCCTAAACAATTGTCGTTATACTTTTTTGGAGGGCAGGAGAAATATGTAGAGCGTGAACTTGTTGGTGAGTACAAGAATGGTAATCCTAAGTATAAGAACGTAGACAAGGTACGAACTGTTAAAGGTAAGTACATACCTAGCATTGAGGTAGGTAAGAGTGGCTATTACAGCGTTGATGATGCGGTGCTTAAGGGACTGTCATCATCAGGTGATTTGTTTGCTGCTCAGTTATTAGTAATGCGTGATGCAAAGAAGATTAAAGAAACCTATTATGAGGGTCTTAATGACTTAAGATTCCCTGATAATAATATCTATCCTAACCTTAATCATTGCTCTACAAAGACAGGTCGATTGTCTGCTACTAATCCTAACCTACAGAATCAAACTGATGCAGGTGACGTTAAACGTGCATACATCAGTAGGTTTCCTAATGGTAAGATATTAGAGCTTGACTATTCACAACTAGAGATGGTGGCTCTGGCATATCTAGCTAACGATAAACAACTAATTGAGGACATTAACAATGGCAGAGATATGCACAAAGAACTGTACAACGGGATGTACGGACGCTATCCTACAGATGCTGAACGAAAGCCCTTTAAACGATTTAGCTTCTTGCTCGTTTACGGAGGTGGAGTTACAACTCTTATGGCGCAGAGTGGCTGTGATAGAGCAACAGCTAAGAAGTTTATTAGTACGTTCTACACTAGGTACAAAGGAGTGAAGCAATACCATGAATCAATTGTAAAGGAAGCAAATGACAAAGCAGTAATCAGTTACGAAGAAGGTGTTAGTGGGCCGCAATATACCTACTATCACCCTAGTCCAACAGGTAGACACTATGTGTTCAAGAAATACGCTAGTGACTACAAAGCAGGAGAACTTACATTCAGTCCTACAGAACTTAAGAACTGGCCTATTCAGGGCTTTGCAACAGGTGACGTAGTACCTATGATGGTAGGTATCTTGCTACGTAAGCTAGAAGAAGCTGGCCTATCACGCAAAGCATTATTAGTAATGACTGTGCATGACAGCGTACTACTTGACACAGAAGAAGATGTGTGTTACGATGCAGCTTGTATAGCTAAAGATACCTTGGAGAAAGCACCATTGTATCTTAAACAATACTTTAACATCGACTTTCCATGTCAACTAAAGGTTGGCGTAGACGTTGGTACAACTTGGCAAGACAAAACAGCATTGGAGATCAAATGAGCTACATGATTGAGAACATCACTGAGAAAGAAGTTAATACAAAGTTTGGCCCTAAGAAAGCCTATTCGATATTTGCGAATGGAGAACGCTTTGGCTATGGATTTAAGAAGCCTACATTCTCTATTGGAGATGAGGTTGACTTTCAATTCACAGAAAGCACTTATGGCAAACAGGTAGATGAAAAGAGTGTGCGTATGCTTAACAAGGGTGCAGGTACTCCACCCCCTAGCACAGCTTCTACAGCCCCTTCTAAGCCCTCCTATGGCTCTCCAAAGGTGTTTCCTATCCCTGCCCTACATGGTGATCGTGCCATTGTTCGACAAAACTCTATTAGCAATGCAACTAAACTCATTGTAGATAGCGTTAAGCCCACTGATAAAGCTAACTGGGAATCATTAGCAATTGAGGTGATTCAGGTAGCACGTATGTTTGAAGCCTACTCATGTGGTGATTTAGACATGGCACAAGCTATTGCTATGGCTGAGACTAAGGCTGATGAATGAAAACAATTGACACGCTAGTGCCTGACATTTACTCTGTGATTAGTGGTGGCACACCCAATGCTATTAGTAACACAGAAGTAAAAGTTAGTTACGACAAGTGGTTTACACCACGGGATAGTAAACGTGAGGAAGGTGTGTTATATTTCAGTGAGGTAGGCACACCATGCCCACGTCAATTGTGGTATAAGTATAATGCACCTGAGATTGCAACTAAACCTGATGGTAATTTGTTGCTAAAATTCTTTTATGGTGATATACTGGAGGAACTGGTACTTAATGTGTCAGAGAACGCTGGTCACACTGTAGAAAAAAACAGGAA